CCACATAATTGTTCTCCTCTCGTGACACCCAGACTCTACACACCGGCACAGACAAACGTCAACAAAAAAGAAGAAGGCCCCGGCAGAAGAGGCAGCCGCCGGGGCCAGCGCAAGATGGGGAAAGGATGACCCCGCGCCCTCAAATCATAGCAAAAAAAGATTCACAAAAAGTTTGGAAATAAGTTGACTTGGTGGCGCAAATCACTAAACTTATATATATAGGGCAGGCAGCCCCCGAACAAAGGAAACCAAATGTTTACAACCACCGAAATCCAGAAGATGATCACCCGCCGCGCCAACAAGGGCGCAGGCCTCCAGAACGCAATCAACGAGTACGAAGAAATTTGCTTCCGCAACATGAACAACAACGGCAACCTGCTCCGCGAACTTTACCTTTTCAAGTTCCTCACACACGGACAGTTCATCAAGCTGATTGACTCGGTTTACGCCTAGACCGCAAACAAAAAAAATCCCCCAGACTCAACACCTGGGGGATTTTCCTTTAGCGCACTTACTGGCACGACTCACAATTAGTCAGCTCAGCCGGATCAACTGGGCACGCATACCCGTCAACCATTTCCCGCTCACTCACTCGGAAGCGTCAGGAACGAACTTGAACGCCATGATCGAACCGGCAACAGCAACAACAGAAGCGGCAATCTGAGCAATCGTCGAAGCCGTAGAAGCCTCTATAACGCCCTGAGCAACCAACACTGGGATAACAACCCCGAGGAGGCCGTTCAACGCGATAACGACCCCGTAAATGCTCTTACGAGTGGTAGTGCCTAGCAATGCTTTCATATCATTTTCTCCCTAAGGTGTTGTGTTTGTGTAGAGGCGGTCAAAAAGTGCGAGGCCGAAACCAACCAATGCCAAAATTCCAACAAGTATCGTGATCCAGTGAACTCGAGGGCCACGCTGAGACTCCAACACGGCAATCTTCTGCTCAAGCTCAGAGATTCGGTTTTTGTGACCGTCGCTCTCGTCACGCAATCTATCGAGTGCTTGCATCATGGCATCCTGCTTGGCCTCGAGGCGGCTACAGGCAACGAGAACGTCGGTAAGGGTCGGCGCAGCCATGAAAACTACTTGGCTTGGTTGATAGCGACCTGAGCTTTGACCAGGTTGAAAAACGACTGCGAAACACCAGCACTGCTACCACCAATTTGGCTTGCAAAAGCGTTCGCCGCTGACTGTCCCGTGAACTCAAGATAAAACGAGTCATTGAACAACAGGTACTTCGCGGTTCCGTCTGGCAAAGGGATATGACACATATTCATTTTCGTAATGTCTTTCTCATGGTGGGCGGGTGTGCTTGTAAAGTATTCCCACTGGCGCACCACGCGCCCGTTCAGGCGTGCATTCCAATGGATGTGCGGGCCGGTTGACGATCCGGTGTTCCCGCTATACCCGATTGTATCACCGGGGTTATAGACACCCTCAGCGACAAACCCGCCATCCTGCAAGTGCATGAACTGATCAAAAAAACCCGTCTCAACACCGTTGTCGTCGATGTGAAAAAAGTCCACCGCGTTACCCGCAGAGTTACCCGTCCAGTTGCGAACACGCCCACGAGTCGGCGCAGGAATTGGGCTACCCGTCCGAACGGCATAATCCACGCCGCCAGCACTGCCCCTGTCCAAGTGCTCTTGGAAACTCTCAGCCATGGTCACCCCACCGCTAATCGGGTAACCAGCCGCCCCCAAACTGTCGTAATACAACATGAGCAACCAGCCCTAAACGATAGAAGGACGAATGTACTCGACAAGAACCTGAACAGTCACAGTCAAAGAACTACCACTATCCTGGCTGAAAGAAGCCAAGTTGAAATAGTCCGTCGAGCCGTTGCAATACGCCAGTCCGGTCGCCGAGAAATTTCTCACAGTGCCCCCCGTACCGTAGAACGAAGTCAGGTCAAGACCATTTCTTTGAATCTGACCGTTACGAGCACCAGTAGCGTTAGCCGCCCACTGCACACTTGCCGTCGCCCGATACAAACCCTCAGACTTAGGAATGATCCGGTCAGGGTTCGTTGACGGGTCACGCCATGCCAGTTGATCCCACAACTCGGTGTAAGTAAACCCGGCAGACCCCGGCGCATAACTAACACCCGTGGCCGCGCTACGAGAAGCCGTCGCGTAAAACACCGCTTGCGAACCTGTCGGATACCAGCCCGCCGCCTTCGCGCCACCGGTGTTGCTTCCGCTATACGCCTCAAAATACTGCCACGTTGTACCCGAGTCATTGAGAAAAGAAACCATGCCCTGAGAAGGCGCGGGCAACGCCGCCGAGCGTGCAGCCGCAGTGTCAAACACCATCACCGACTGATCAACGGCGTAGCCCTGCAGATTGGAACTGGTTAAAATTTCGCCTGGGCTGAAAGCGCGGTAGCCGAGACCTGCCATGATGTTCTCCTAAAATGCAATCTTATTTGTGTCAAGAATTCCAGAAAACTGGTTATCCAAAATGAACACGTCTTGGAAAGGATTTGGCTCAAAGCCAATAGTTACATTGTACCCCGCAGGCGTAGATGAATGACTCCACGAAGAGATAACAAGTCTTTTGTCAATGCCGTATACGTCACCAGGAGGCAGAAACAAAATGCGAACCGGAAGCCCATAACTAGACGCGTAAACAACAAAAGCCAAAGCAATCAAACCGTCAATAACGTTCTGATCAAAGTTGTTTCCAAGAGTCAACAAATCATCTATTGAAACAGTCATTGAATCAGGCCTAAACTCTGGCACGCCGTAAAAGTTGACCAAATAATTCGCTAGGTCAATTTGTTGTCCAAGTGTCGAGTAACTCACGTCATACTGTGCTGATGTTTTGCCATACTGCGCAACTTGCGCAGCATTAGTGACCACCGCAGTGCCCAAAGATGAAACAGTTGTGACACTGTTGGCAACACTGTCATTACTGTAAGCAATGTTCAAGTCTGTAAACGGGACGTTTAAGCGATTAGCTTCATCCGTCCCATAGTTATTGAAGAAAGCCACATAGTTATTTGGCCCGTATGCAAAAGCATTCCTAGGATAAAAAACCACAGTATTTGAACCAACAGCAGTGTAACCCTGCTCGTGAAAAACAACATTTTGAGCTAGGCCTAAAGCGTCGCCCTCAATAGTGCCACCAGCCATTGTTGAATACGATCCAACAGTTTGAATTTGACCCTCATTCAAACCAGCAAGCAACCATATCCGCCTAAACCTACTATCGGTTGACTCTTCCGGAACCACTGTCGCTGGAATCTCAACGCCCGCAAGTAGTCCAAGCAAATCCTTAGCCGAAACCGTCGCCGTCGCATCACCGTTTACATCAAACTGAAAAGACCAATCAGTGACAACACCACTAAAAATGTTGTTTGAATCACCAAACCTAGGCCCAGCAATTTTGTTCACATAATCAACCGCAATGTTCTTGCCCGGAAAAATAATCCCATAGTAAGGGGAAGTCACATTCTCCGGGTTGAACAAACCGTCACGGTTGTCAAACACAATCGTCAACGTACTCGGCGGAATGTTGTCAAGCTCACGGTTACGACCACCAGACATCGACACAGAACGAATCTTTACCCGCGGATCATCCAACGGCGTAGTCAAAAAACCTAACTGGTCAACGTCCAACTGGTCAGTGTCCAACACAAAACCAGTCGCAGACTCCAACGAAACCCGCCACTCATAACCCTGAGCCATTACGCGCTCACAAACACGGGGCCACCAGAACGCTCAAACTTCTTAATATACGTCACAATCTGCTGACCGATAGCCGCCGGATCCCCAACACCCGCCGACACGTTAATGTTGTACGTCGCCCCACCCATCTTGCCCAAACGATCAAGGGGAATAATCGCCTCCGGCTTACCAGCCTCCGCCACATTCACAATCGAACCACCAGTCGACGGCATCACAATGCCACCCTCAGCCATACGGGGAATATTCGCAAACGCCGGATTACCGTAACCACTCGGAGTGAACCCGTACTGTTGCAAGTTAATGGGTTGACCAGTGATAAAACGAATAGCGTCGACAACTCGATTCAGGGCAGTCTGGAAAGGATTCAACGCGCCCATAATCGCGTCAATAACACCCTGAAACACGCCACCCCATACACCCAGATTCTTCTGAGAATCCTTGAAAAAGTTATTCAAACCGACCCCAAAATCGGTAATCGTCTTAATCACAAAAGCAACATTGTCAAGAGTCTTAAACGCGTTGCCTGATTCTTTCGCCAGGCCGCCCATATTGTCAGAACCCAACTTCAGCAAATTATTGAACGTAGGCAAAAGCTGGTTCAAAATCGGTACGACATCCTTTGCCAAACCTGTGACGTTCGTCAGCACATCCGGCAAAAACTTCATCATGTCGGCAAAACCAGCAGCCGCATCGTCAACAAACTCAGCAAACTCAGGCGACGCAACAAACGAGTCAACCGCCTCCTGAATGACCGGAATAGCATCCTCAAGGGCGGGCAAAAACGCGCTACCCAGATTCTCCTGAAAGTCCTCAAAGATAGCCTGTAACCGTTCAAACGGGTTAGCCGCCGCCTCCGCCGCACCCGCAAACGTCGTGCCAAGTTCACCAAGCAGATAATCCTGCGCCGCAATCTCACCATTAGTCTCAAGAATCTGGTTATAAGCAGCCTTCTGCGCCTCAGTGAAAACAATCCCCTGGCGAAGCAACTTGCTTAGAGCAGTCGATTCGTCGCCGGCGACCTTGATAAACGCCGACCCGATGGACTCCACAGACTTACCGGTTCCCGCAGCAACATCCAGAGCAACCTTCGCCATATTCTTTAGGCCGTCAACACCCTTAGCGGCCAACTCAGGCACAGCAATAAACCCGCGAATAATCGAGTTCAAAACCTCATCGTCAACACCAGTCAACTTAGACAACGCCGTTGTGTACGAAGTCAGTTGCTTAACCGCCGACTGAACCTCACCAGCCGTCTTACCAAACGCCCCCGAGTTCTTAGCGATCTGCTCAAGAGACTTAGCAACCGCCTCACTCTCAGCGGCAGCCTTGATAGACGAAACACCAAACGCAACAGCACCAGCCGCAACAGCCGCAAACGCAGCACCAGCCGCGATACCAAAGTTACCGGCAACCTTGCCAAGTTTATCCATTCCGGATGTTGCCTGGCGGATTCCCTTGTCGTCAAACAGTGAGACAATGCTCAGCTTCATCGCCATTAGATACTCATCCTGTCCGACAACTCATCTTCAATTTCGGTCACAACCTTTTTAGCGGCCTGAACGAGAACCAACTTGTGTCGATAAAAAGCCGCCCATGAAAGACCGCGCTGTTGCCTCTTACCAGATCCCTTTAGCACACCAAACTTGTCAGTCATCACCGCAATCAGGTGGGCAGCCTGCCCCGTTCCTGAAGCCCCAGCAGGCCCCTTTGCCCCAGCCTTCTCAATGGCAAGAAAACCCGGCGCACCAGGCGGAGTGTCAACAATGATATTTACCAAAGACGACACGCCTCGTCTGTTGAATCTGGTCGGCACTTGAACGCGCGTTTTGACACCAGCAAACCGAAGATTACGTTGCATAGGAGTCACCGGAATCATCCCAGACAGGGGTACGACAACACGGTTCAGTTGCGTCTCAACCATGCCGGCAACCTCAACAGCCTCATTTTTCAGGTTCTTGCGAAATTTAGCGTATAGTTTCGGATCAACACTTTTGAGCCTGTCGGTCAAATCCCGAATACCCTCGGTTTTGTAATCGTACTTAATCATCAAAGACTCCCTAAGCCTAAGTTTACCGCCTACCGCTTAGGGTTATGCTTAGCAATCAAATAGCGTTCCATCGTCCACAACATTCGCGGCGACAACTGCACAAGCTCCCGAGGACTAATGCCCGTCTCGCACGCGATCACGGCAAGATTCCAATGAACCGACGATGCGCCGAGACCCGCTATTTTTTTACTTCAGGAACTTCCACGGCACTAATTTGGTCGGCGTAAACGTCGAACTCAAGGCTGGTGGCCTTCGTGCGAGTCTCAGCCGTCCACGCAATGAACACCAGCCACGACAAACGCACACCCTTAGCGAAGTCGGCCACGCTCTTATCGAACTTGTCCTCAAACTTCATGAGGTCACTGACAATAGCCGTCACTTCACGGCTTGAACCGTCCACGAATTTGATGAGTAGGTTAATTGGGTTCATGGTTACGCAGTGCCTCGCGTAATACCAGCAGTACCAGCAGTCGGCCACGTCAGGTCGCGCGTGGCAAGGTCACCAACAGATCCGCTAATCGGGTTGACCTGCGATACCAGGAACACGCCCGTGTAAGACGGGTTAGATTGTGAGACCGCGCTCGAGGTTGGGGTTACGACCACGGTTGCGTTGGTGTTGAACAACGACCAGATGGTTGAGTCAACAGCGTCAGAACCCGACGTGCCGAAATCGTTGTGGAACGAAAGCGTAATGCTTCCATCCTTCAGGCCGCCCACGCGGGTACGGAAACCCGAACCGCCGAACGCCGTGGTTTCAACCTCGTCAGCAGTGAGGTCGATTGTGACCGAGTTGAGGTGGTCAGAAAAGTTGACACCGTTGATAGTCGTCTTCACATCGGTGAGCACGAATTTTGCCATTTTTTATTTCTCCATCATTCTGAATAGACCTGAACTGCAAAGTCGGCGGCAACATAAGTTGTCTCGTTAATTGTAACACCGCCGAGGGTACTCATCTCTGAGAGCCTACAGTCGAAAGCCGCGCCGCCAAGGGTTCGATCCGACTGCACCGCCGTCTTAATCGAACGCTCCCCGTTGCCCGCATACGCGTCTAGCTTCCTCTGTGCGTCCCGTTCAGCCACCCGACCAACAATCAGTGTCACCGTGAAGTTGTAGACCGTCATGCCCCGGTTAAAGTCCAAATCATAGGTGATGTTGTTCAGGCTAATCACCGCGATAGGTGGACTCGGGTTGTCGGGAATCTCCGCAGCAACACGCAACCCCGGAATGGTGGCAATGTTCGCAGCCAACCCGGCACGAATCTCAGCAATAGCCACTAGCCGGCACTCACCTTACGGAACGGCGATAACAACGCCTCCACGTCGGGATCCACACGGCCCACGCGCATCGAACCAAGGTCATTGCTGATCACACCCATAGGCGAATCCAAACGCTTGAACAAACGCATCGCAAGAATGACCGTCGCCTGGCGAATAGCCGCCGGAATTGCAGACCAACCAAACACGCCAACAATCTGCACTGAAGCCTCGAGGTGAAAAATGGTTTGCGGGTAATACGCGGGCCAAAGGTAGTCGCCCACAGCGCGCAGCCTCGTGAACGGTGTGACCAAACCGCCAGCAATGTTGTTGAGAGGTTCAAGCTGATAATCGGTTGTGGCCAACGTCGTGTCAAAGGTCAGACCGTCCGTGGACGTTTTCACCGAGGTCACCGAAATGATGTCGTCAGTTTGCACCAGGTAAACATTGTTGGGCGCATAAATCCGCGTTCCCGACGTGCTGTAAAACACTCGCTCGCAGTAGCCGTCAATCTCACGACTAGCCGACTCAATAGCCAACTCAAGCAACGAATCGTCGATGGAATCCTGCACGCGCAACGCCGCCTTCAAATCAGCAAGCGTGCAATATCCGTTGACAATGGCCATGCTTCTAGTTTACCGCGTCACACCCATAAAACAGGTGCGCCGTCAGTCACCCCAATCGTTTGCACGTCGAATCTTCAAAGACCACTCACCCGCACTCACATCGTCGCGGTCAATCTTTCGCACGAAATACGTTTCGTTCAAACCGTAGGTGCGCGCGTTTTGCGCCGCCCACTCAGTCGCGTGAACCGTCCCCTGCTTCACATGAGAATGTGGCGCACTCGCCCGGTGAATCTCCACACCGGCAACCTCACACCGTCGCTGGTAATCGTCGTCCTCAAAATTCGCGGGGTAAAGGTTCTCATCAAACAACCCGATCTTCTGCACCACGTTCTCACCAACACCAAAGAACTGGTAATGAGGCCACTCATCACTAATCGTCAACCGATCCGGCGAACACTCTCGCTCAAACTTCTCCAACGCACCAGGCTCAAACACCACATCATCACTCGCAACCAACCACCACGGGGCAAACGGTTGCAACTTGATACCAAGATTCCACGAACCAGCACAACCAAGGTTCGCCGGCATATTCAACACCCGATAATCAGCTACACAATCCGGTATCGAATCAGTGCCCTCAAAGTTCGCGTTCGGGTGGTTGTTGATAATGATGAGC